GTATTTATACGATAGACTCGTAGATTTCTTTCCAATTCTTAACTTTTACTAAATTATTATTTACATAATCTTTGTTGTGATCATGTTCAATTAGAAAAGATCTGAGTCCCAAGTTAAGACCGCACTCAGCGTTAGATGGTTTATCTTCGACCCAAACACAACCGCTATCTTTATAAGGTAATAGACCGTCGTCTTTATCAGCTCCGCAGTCCAAGCATACTACCTTCTCAAATACACCTTCACCAAACAATCTTTCGAGATTTTGTTCTCTTAGTTTGCCGGCATAGTAATCAGTACTGAGACTAGTAATACAATGAAAAACATAACCTTCACTATGGAGTTTCTTGACATATTTAATAGCATCCCTTAGACCAGGAAGGAATCCAATCCTTGCTGATTCGTTGAACTGTCTAACTAATTTTTTAGCTTCTACTTTCGTAATACCAAATGTATGAGCAATATCATACTTGCTTTCTTCGATAACGGTATATCCGTTTTCATTCATAAACTTGTAGAATGAGTACTTCCAATCAAGGAGTACACCATCAGCATCTACAAGAATTAACTTATCTGCTCTGTGATCCATATTATTCCTGTTTTTTATTAATTTATAGCAATATTATACAACAGTTCTTTATGAATGTCAATAGTTTTATGTTATAAATTTGTGTTTTTCGGACAATTTGACCTTCCTTTCAGAAGATCGTCTTGTTTTCTTGTCTCGTTCTTTTTGTTTGAACTCTTTCTTAGGATCTTCCCAATCTGAAGAAATGGCGGTTTGTTTGGTCCGCTTAGCCATGGTCGTTCTACCTTACTTAAAGTTTAGTGGATCTGTAAATATTGTTGGAAATGCAGACTCAATAGTTTTCTTTGTTAAGCCTTTGAGTGGAGTATGAGATAACATATTCTCCGATAGGATCTTTGCATCAGCAGGATGTAGATCTTCAAGAAGTTGGATAAACAAAGTTTCTCGTCTTTCCTTCTTCAAGTTGTCATAACCACCGCCTTTAAAGAATATTCGTAAACGTCTTGCTTCTCTATATAACATAGTATCAAGGTCAACGAGTTCGTTCTCTTTGAATGGTGGTGGAGTATCTGGTAATAAGAACTCGATCGTATCATCATAGATTAAACGAAGTACTTGTTTTAATTGTAATGTCTCGACTTCTTGTAGAGCAATTACTTTTGCTTCTGTACCTTTTGTTTTTGCGATTCTATTTAAGATCTCGCCAATTGCGTTTTTTGTTTTCATAATTTAAAAATCCTGTAAATCACCAATAAGGTTCTTTAGCTTTTTCTTTACGAAGTAGTTAAACAAATGTGATCTGCCAACTTCTTCTTGGTTATTATAAGCCTCAAGAATATTATCTTTATATTCCTGAGGAATCATTGTAAGGTCAATCATTTGTTTATTACGATTAAACCTTAGTTTTGTTTCTTCATCCATTGCGTCAGGATCTTTACTATACAACTCAATACGCTTTTTAGTCATTGGCTTTTGTCTATCGCCTACAGCAAGACAATTGTCAGCTGAAAGTATATTTGGAACGCCATCACCAGTATCACCACGAAGAACGTGTTCTGTTATATACTGTTGAGGATTTGCATGTCTTACCCATTTCTTTAGAACAGGATTGTATTGGTCAACATTTGCGAACCTCTGCAATTGAATGAAATCCTTATCTCCTGATAGAACAAGAATCTTTTCTGATCCATTATTCAATTCAGTACCATGTTCCATACAGAGAGTAGCAATAATATCGTCAGCTTCACAGCGGTCAACATATACTACCTTATAAGGAAAGAACTCTTCGATTTCTCTACGGATCTGATGAATGACATCAAACAGCGCATTCCAATCAAGGTCTGATTGGTCACGGTTCTTTTTACGGTTTGCTTTATAGTACGGATAGTAATCTTTTCTCCATACGTTTGTGTTATCAGCACAGATCACAATTTCACCATATTCTTTCGAAAACTTCTTACGATTGAATCTGATGGAATTTAGAAACATATGACGGAGGAGATTTTCATCCACTTCCATATTTGTGTGATTGCCAATACCTGCGAACAGGGATGCGAGCATAACTTGATTATAGTCAACTAATATCATAATTTATCCATTATTTAAATTTACAAGTACAATTATATCACAAGTCTTCGTCAATGTCAATGGTTTCTTCTAAATTATTTTTCAAACAACCGGCCACTTGAGTCTCATCACTATCGAGAATCTCAACATTTTGTGTGGCAAAATGTTGAAGTTGATGTTCTTCTCCCATTGTTTGTAGATGTAACGAACGAATAGATTCAAAGATTAAAATCATACTTGGAAAATATGTTTCAAAGTCTTCATCAAAATCGCAGCCTGCTCTTGCCATTTCTCCCAGTACGTTCTCCCATATAATTTCTGCTAATTCTGATGAATAAGATTCTTTATAATCTCTTATCTTCTCCGCAACACTTTCCTCATTAATTGGAGGATTAGAATGTATCTTTGGAAAATGTATAAGGTTGTCTTTATTCTTGGTAGGCATCTCCGATGTTCCTTAGTAGAGTGTTCCACATAGTGGCGAATGAGGCAACAGAATTTCTTGCCAAGTTGAATCTGTCAGAAAAAGTAAATCCATGAAAGTAGTTAGGATCGTTCTTCATCTGTGTTAGAATTTGTCTTGTGACTGCGAATGCGTAGTTCGCATGATTATTCATATCTTCATTCCAATCATACATAATCGTTGCGTTAGCAGCGGTCTCTGGCAAAGCGCCATAGTTAGGATGAATACAAATCATTTGAGATTTGATTGCTTCAAGCAACGCGATACAAGATGTTTCTTTCCATATATTAGGATATAAGAATATGTGTGAATTGTCTAACGCTTCCAATACTTCGTCATTAGATTTAACTCCATGATAAGTCATATTAGGATGTTCTTCGATTTGATTAAAGAGTGGCTTATACGCTTCGTTACGTTCTCCCCAACCATAAATCTCAAATCCTGAATAAACATCAAGATGAATATTATCAAACTCTTTTGCTAATGAAGCAAAGATAGGCACAAGTAATTCTAATCCACGATGCGGTGTTGTATGATATACGAAACGAATTGTTTCCATATCCTTTTCTTTTGGATCATACTTAACTTCAACTGCATTGTGAATGACTGAACATACGCCATAAGGAATACCGTATCGCATAATGTACTGATCTCTTTGCCACGCTGTCACAAAGACAATATGAGAAAACTTTTGCCAACCGCCATCTTTTAACATTTCATTCTCTGGGTCTTCAGCAAGATCATGACACCAAAGGATGTTTGGTACATCGTCATACAGTTCACGTACTCTTCCGAGATGTACTGCCACCTTATTTAATACCTCTGAACCGACACTGTCTATTAAACGTTGTCTCATCATTTCAGTACCACCAACCGAATTCTTTGATAATTCTGTTTCTACTATATCGCCTTTATATATGCAACTCATTCTAATACTCCATAAATTTTGTCTGCTTCACGTTCATTGTCAAATATTTCATCAAGGGAAAGATAAATTCCTTTACTCTCCCACCATAGGTCGATGAATTCGTACGAATAAACAGCCGCCTTTGCTTGTTCGTTATAAAAATATATATTCTTTGATCTGAAGTCCGTTATGTTGTGATTAAACAACGGAAAGGAAATAACTAACCCAAACCCATGTAATATATTGTTCTCTGTTGTTACTGGAGATCCTAGAGGCATACGATAATGAATCTTATCCTCAAAAACTCCAAAGTAATATTCTACTAATTTTTCTGCATACCATCTTTTGATTGCATACGCCTGTAAACCATGATCCCACATCTCGCGCTTCTTAGGAACGAATGGTATATACTCATTCTTGTAATCATAAGGGTACTCGAAAACATTACACATTTGTAACGCTCCCCATTCCCACTGATTACATTTATCAATATATTCCTTTAATGTAAAGTTCCAATATTGAAGTGGTTCATAGTCAAGATCGTCTTCGAAGAATATGCCGTATTCCTCATCTGTATTTTCTAACCACCATTTGATTGTTAATAGATGACTTGACGTAACACCTTTTGTTGTTTGCGCAATAAGATCTGGATCACCAGCAAAAGGAATGCTTTTGCCTTCTTCATAACGATCGTATAAATGGACCTTGATATCATCAAGACCATGACGTGAAAATTCTGACTCTGTCCAAGACCTACGATCCTTACATTCAGCAAGGTTTATTATGTTAGGCTTCGGGAGATTCTGTAACTTGTCTGTTAGTGCTATCATTCAAAATCTCATTATGAATAGATTCTAATGCATCGTGTAAATTGTGCAGCGAACCATTATTATGTACGCGATACGTTTTAATATCCATCTCTTCTTTGAGAACGTACGCGTTGTCTATTGCTGTTTTGGATCCGACTGTCCATTCGTTAATCAGTCGACCATTAAAATATTTTCTGCTATCAGAAGAATAATCACAACCTTCTCTTGTTAATTGAACGATGACAATATTCTCTGCACCAACCTTTTCAATAATAGGTTCAAGTTCCTCAACAAATCCACCATCTGCCAACGCATAGTTATTACCGTCTTCTATTTCTTCGGCAACTGACTTACCAAAATAATCTAATCCTTTCTTTGGTTTAATAATATCTTCAGAAACATGAATCATTGCTTCACGCCTCGACATACCTTGTAAGGCAAACTCAGCTTTTTCCTTTTGTGATCTATCTTTGTATCCTTCCATGAACCATCTTTCGTCAACATCAAAGTGTTTAATTGTTTC